ATGGGGACAACGCTACTATCGGGCGACCTCCGAAAGGAGGATCTTTAATAGTAGGATTGTGGGACTGGTTACCCACGCTCTCCATAGAGATATGAAGAGACCTTTCCCTCAGAGGTGAGGTAGTTTAGTCGTCGGAAGACACTATACCCCTTCGCCTTTGATGGGTCTCAATCCTTGTCGTCTTGTTGGCGTAGTGATACACCTCGAGACCACAGTTGATTGAGATGACTGTCTGGGTCAGAATACCGAGAACTATATGATACGTCCTCAGCCGTAATTGGTCTAAGGATTTCTCGTAGTAGTCCATCGGGCATTCTACCCTGTTCAGTGAAAGTAAGACCAACTGATGATAGGCGACTCATGAGCACTACTAGTGCCCGTACCGTCCTTGACAGTACAGCCCAATTAAGGGTCTGAGATCGCTCAGTCATCAGAGTATCTAGGTCAGTCACTATAAGACTAATCATCTGATTCTTCGTCTTACCCTGATACATGTCTCGCAGTTCCAGACGGGGAATTCGTGAGAATTCTTCAACCATCTGGCTGTAGACATGCACTTGAGGTACGTTAATTAGAATCTTGGTCATCCCCTTGAAGGGATTAGGACCTTTAACGACCGTAGGGAGGAGTTTAGCTATGAAGCTATTACCCTTTTCCGTAGCAATCGCTAGAGATCCTAGTCCCTTAGTGACGAACATTACTCTCAGCACCAGACTTACAACTTCGTCCGCGTAATGCGCGAAGGAAGTGGGCACTGGACTGATTGTACGTCTCACTGAGACCGTCCTTCGCAGGACGGAGTCTCATGAGCCTCTTCCTATAGCCGCATTCGCGGCAGCATTGTATAGGTCGAGGATATCAAGAGACCTGCTTTTACAAGCATCTCCAAGATTACGTCATAGTAGACAGTTCGCTTCAGCTAGGAATTCAAGCATGGAGGGGGCGATTACTCACCCCTTCTCTTCCGCTTTTATCCCTAGTGCTACGAGATCTGTGTACTTTGCCTTGAGTGATACTGCATGGATTGGGAAAGGGCTATGCTCCTCTCCGTCCGGGCAGTACCATCTCTTGGCAAACTCAAATAGGTGTTCGATTGATGAGTCTTAGACTCACTTAGTCCTACACCTAGATGATGTATGATGTTCTTATACTCTCTCGCCAGGTCGTCGTGAGCAATTACGATGTCATCACCAAGGAGAACATAAAGTCCTCGGTGGCTTCTGAGACCAGCCCTCTTTGCTGCTAGATACACCACATAATGGTGTGATAGAGCGAAGACTGCTCAGGATGAGAGGTAACCCATAGGTTGCCCTACGGCATACCGAATCTTCCCATAACGGGAAGAAAACTCGGTACTCATTAGATGAGTCCAACTGTCAGCGACAGCCGGTGAGAAAGCATAAGTAAGGACAAATTTCTGGAACCAGAGGGGAAACCGATCAGTCGCAGCCGTTAGATCGAGAGATCAATAGCTGTGGCCAACCGGTTTCTTCAGAATTCGGAGGGCATCACCTTGATGAAAGGTCATATCCTCTGGGATTCTCCTTAGGGCCTCCATGACACTGTCGTGGATCCCCTGTAGGGCATTCTGGTACCAGTAGTTTCCAATTCCAATAGAACGTATCTTAAGTTCCTTATCCTTGATTCACACTAGTCGTGCTTTAATTGGGTCCTTAACTTTAGAAAGTTTAAGGATCTCCTTTAGGGCCTTCATAGGTGTCTCTTGTTGGGTAAGGAATCGTAGGTGAGACAGGATTGTGACCATCTTCTCCCCGCAGAGCGTCTTAAACGCATCTACGTCATCCTTAGAGATAACCGTGAGGTCGTCTCATCAGGATGTTATGGCGTGACCGTTAGGTCCCGCTTTAGTGGAGAGGTGCCACCATGTTCAAGGTTTAATTCTTAGGGTTGGTCGGTTACCCGATCACCTTAGGAAGGCTTTAACACTCTTCTCAACGTCGTCCTCTGATCAGGATCCTGTATAAGGGTCCTCGATCAGGTTTCGGTCGATAGTTGAAGTGGCTGTTAGAGCTCTTGATCATGTCAGCATCGTTAGGGTTAGTGCTCTCCCGATTCGTGAACTACATCAAGGTTTCATTGCACTCAGCGGTTTTGGAAAACCGTCCTCGTGCAGTGGGACCCCGTAGCCCCGAAGGGGATGCCCGCATATCCATCTTGTGAAACAAAGCCTTACGGCCTTGTTCCATTTGACAGTAAACGGAGTCCCCGACAGAGCCCTTATCTTATTAATTCTAATAAGGTAAGGT